ATCGCGCCTCTTGTGTCAGTAAGTATGTACGTGAAAGGCGAGGGAGCGCGGCTTGCAGATCGTTCCGGTCGCATCAACGCCGAGAATGAATCAGCGGGGTGCTTATGCCGCCCATGGCCGAATCGACCAGTACGACGACATGAGCAAACTGCACGATATCATAAAACCTCGATTTGACCAAGGCAAAAGTGGAATTTGTAAGGCATAATCTGCGGTTGACAGATTATAGATAATGACGGACAAATAGCCCCGCCAAACCATTTTTTTGGGATCCTTCGGAATTTTTTTGAAAATTTTTCGAGGAAAGGTGTTCTCGCAAGCCTTGTCTCTGGCAAGCGTTACAAAAACTCAACAGCCGCTTGACAAAAAAGTTGTTTCGGGCATGGTGCAAATCGCGCCTCTTGTGTCAGTAAGTATGTACGTGAAAGGCGAGGGGGCGCGGCTTGCAGATGATGCCCGTCGCAGCAACGCCGAGAATGAATCAGCAGGGTGCTTATACCGCCAACCACCGAACCGGCCGACGAGAGACTTCAGTAATGAGTTATCCCGAAACACGCCAGGACCTCTGGCTGCTGATCATGGAGCGGTTCGGCGTGGGCCTTCCGCACAGGGCGTTCAGCCGCGGGCACTCGACGCCGTTTGACTTCGTGGCCGACGCATTTTTTCATCCGAATAAGGACGTAGCCGCATGGGCGTCGCGGTCGGGCGGGAAGACGTTGGGCGCATCGATACTGGCGGCGCTTGAGTTCCTGTTCACCGACAACCTTCAGGCCCGCGTGCTTTCCGGCAGCGAAGACCAGGCGATGTACCTGTACGAGTACTGGCAGCGATGGTGCCGTGGTGTGCTGGAGCCTCGGTTGGACGGGGATGTTCGGCGCCTGATAACGCGGATCGGCGGCGGGAAGTTCGAGATACTTGCGGCCTCTCATAAGAAGGTCCGCGGGGGCAAGGTCCAGCGCCTTTACGAAGATGAACTCGACGAGATGGACCCGGAGATAGATTCAGCGGCGGTCGGCATGATCGCTTCGAGCGGTTCTCTGCCGGGACGGACCGTATATACCTCGACGTGGCATCGAACGGACGGGTCGATGGGGCGGCTTATCGACAAGTGCGGCGAGAACGGCGTGACTCTGCACAAGTGGAACCTCTGGGAAGCGATAGAGAAATGCGATATCGACCGCCACGGCGAGGGCCGGGGCTGCGAGGACTGCCCGCTCGAACCGGCCTGCCGGACCAAGGCTCGCGAGTTGCACGGCGACGAGGACTGGCCGGTCGGGATAGCCGCCCAGAGCGGCGGGCTGTACCGGATTGACGATGCGATCAAGGCATACCGAAAGGTCGGGCAGCGGACGTGGGAAGCCGAATTCCTCTGCCGGCGTCCGAGCGTCGAGGGGCTCGTGTACCCGGAATTCGACGCGACGGTCCACCGATGCCGCGCCGACGAACTGCCGGCGGAACTGAAGATATACAGGACAATCGACTGGGGCCTCGGCGTGTTCGTATGCCTCTGGCTGGGCGTTGACGCCAACGGGTGCACGTATGTGCTGGATACCTACCGGGCCGAATACGGCAGGCTCCAACAGCACGCGGAGTACATTACAGGCCACAGGCTGCAACGCATTGAAGCCACCTTCTGCGACCCGGCCGGAAGAAACCGCAGCGACCAGACCGGCCGGTCGAACATCGAGGAATTCAGGCGATGGGGCATCGAATGCAGCTACGTGTTGTCGCCGCGGCTCCGGGACGTCGCATGCGGTGTGGCGATGGTGCGTGCGGCGCTGGTGCCGACGGACGGGCGGCCGATGCTGCGGTTCGTCGCATCGGATAACAACCGCCCCTTCGTGCGAGCCATGCAGAGTTACCGCAACCGCCGCGTCAACGGGATATGGATTGACAAACCGCAGGACCCGCAGGAATTCGAGCACATACCCGACGCACTGAGGTATTTTTTCACAAACCGCACCACGGGGCGCGGCATCGAGGTAATCGGATACGGGACGGCCTGAAAGGCTTAGCCACAGATGAACACAGATAAACACTGATTCGAGGCTTTGTAGAGGCGAACCAACGGCGCAAAGCTGTTGTCGTTGCCGTAACAAAGGCCTTTATCCGTGTTCATCTGTGTTCATCCGTGGCTAATTCGAAGGAGTTGATGAATGGTACAGATCGCAGAGTCAGAGAATCTTGACGGCGTGGCGACGGACTTTGATCCGTCGCAAACGAACAGTGTTTACGACCTGTTCGCCCCGGCGTGGCGGATGTGCAGGGATTTTGCCGAGATGCACGAGCACATCCTCCGCCGGGGCACGTACATGGAGCGTTTCGGCATCGGAACGGGCACACTCGAGTCGGCCAGCCAGTACAACTGGCGGAAGCAGGCGGCGTTTGCGATGGACTACTGCGCCGACCTGATCGACCTGCGCGTCGGTAACATCTTCCGCACGTCGCCGGTGCGGGTGTTCGAGCGCAGCCCGTGGGCCCGGTTCATCGCGGGATTCCTCGAAGACGTCGACGGCGGCGGTACGCACCTGGACGCATTCATGGCGCGAGCCCTTCGCAAGTACTACACCAGCGGCGCCGACATCGTCGTCGACAAGGCCGAGTCGCCTTCCGGTATCCGGCCCGAGACCAGAGACCAGGAACTGCAGCTTGGCAGGCACCCGTATCTGGCGGCCTTGACGCCGCTGGAGCGGCTTGACTGGGCGTGCGACCACGCGGGCAGGTACAAGTGGGTCCGCTACGACCTCGGCCGCGAGCCCGCCGTCAGCGAAGACGCCGCGGCCGGACCGAGGCGCTACCTGACCCTGACGGGCGACCAGTGGAGGCTTTACCGCGTCTGGGAAGACCGCGACCAGCCGACCACGCTCAGCGCCGGTCCGATGCGTCTTGGGATTCCGCCGGTGGTTCGTTTCTATTACCGCGAATCGGCCCGGCCGGAGTACCGCGGCGTCCCGCTGTCGCTGCTGACGAGGATAGCACCGGTCGCGCGGTCGCTGCTGAACCTGGTGTCGCAGGGACAACTCGATCTTTACATGGCCATCGGCGTCCTGGCCGCAAGCGGCGTCGATTCAGATCGGCTGCCTACCGAGATGGCCCCGATGTGCTGGCTGTCGCTGCCGGATGGTGCGCAGGTCCAGCACATTCATCCTGCCGTCGAGCACGTTCGGGAGAAGCGGCAGTGGATTGGAATGCTGAGCGAAGCGATTCTCCGCATGGGCGGGCTGATCGGGGCTTCAGGCGACGTGACCGCCCGGGCCACGTCGGGATTCCAGGTCGCCGCCGAACGGACCGACCTGGACAACGAGATGTCCGCGACGGCCGCCCAGATGGAGTCCGTCGAACGCGACATCATCCGCCTGGCGATCTCACGGACCGAAGGGCGGCTGGTGGAGCACGCCGAAATCGGATACGGCGTCGAGTACAACAGGAAGTACGTCCTGACGTCCGCGGCGGACATAGTCGCCCAGGCCAGGGAGTTCTTCGCGACCGGTCTGGGCGGCGAGGTGCCGCAGATATCGCGCCTGTTCCTGGAACGCATCCTCGACAGCCTGATCAAGAAAGACGATCCGCGCTATGGCGAGATTGCCCGGGGAATCAGGAACGCCGCTTTCGAGAATGGCGATGCGGAGCAGCGCTAGACGCTGAGGTCTATGGATGAACTTGTGGTCTCGTCCAGGAGTTGGCGGGAGAGGTCTTCCATGGCCTGGTAGGCTTTCTGCCGCTCGCCGTGAGTCAACGTGTTGATGCCGGCCGAACGCTGCAAGCGCAGCAAAAGCCCCTGTTGACTGGTTGCCTCGGTCTGAAGGTCGGTCGATCCTTCTTCGACCTCGCCAGGCTGCAAGGATGTATTGACCGGGCGAAGCAGCAACCTTGACAGATTGGCCGCCAGGCCGATCGATCCGATACGCATTTCCCGACTCCCGGAGAACTATACGATATATGGTATCGGAACAGGCGGTATCAGAACTGAACCATAATTTGAACATTAAACCGCATCAGGGCGAGGGCTGCGCAGTCAGCACAGCCGCCTCGACCTAAGTACGGTGCAGCAGCACCACAGAATGGCCGACAGGCCGGAGAGATCTTCTTGACTACATTCGACACCGACAGCGCGGTACCGGACCCGACGGACTGTCCGACGGCGCCGGACCCGGCAGACGACGGCAGCGAGCGAGGGGCCAATGAACCTTCCGAGGCCCGCACCAAGCTGATCGCCGAAGCCAAAAAGTACCGTAAGCGGGCCCAGGAGGCCGAGCGGCGCCTCGCCGAACTCGAAACGCGAGTGCTCGACGATGCAGATTACGAGTTGTTCGAGCGGTTGAAGGGCGACTCGGACCGGGCCCGGCAAGACGCCCGCGACCTGCAAACGCGAATTGCCGAACTCACCGAGCAGCATTCGCAGGAACTCATCGCCACCAACACCCGCGTGGGCAGGCTTACGGGAATGCTCTCGGAGGTCGTGGTGACCGACCGCCTGAAGACCACGCTGGCGTCCAGGGGAGTCAAGCACGTTTCGCAGGCCGCGAAACTGCTTGCCGAACAGTTGAAGGTGGATATCACCGACAACGGATGCTCAGTGCGTCTCGCCGGCGGATCGGACACCGACGGCGCCGACCCGCGGGACGGCGAGGCGACTGTCGAGCGCCTGGTCGATGACTGGCTGGCGGACAACCCGCACTACCTGCCGCCCTCGGGCGATACCGGGAGCGGGGCGTATCCGGGCGTCTCGACGCCTCGGGGTCTCGCCATCGAGCAATTGGATCTCAATCCGGCCCGCAAGGCCGAGTTTGTGGCCAGATATGGCCCGGCGGCCCTGGTGCAGTTGGCACGGGGCGGCCGAAAGTCCGGCCGGCGGTAACGTAACACCGGCGGCGGGCTCCTTCAATCAAACCCTTTTCCCGGAACTAAGTCACCTGCAACAACGGATGAATAGTGATGACCCGCGGAAGAAAACGGCAGGTAGGGACACATAATGAAAAAGGAACTCGCTTTTTGAGTTCATTTTTCATTACGGCGCCCGCGTTGGCGTTTGCAGGGCAGTATTCCTCATGCGACAACGGCCTCGCATGAGAAATACTGTGTGTCCCTACCTGCCGTTTTCTTCCGCAGCACCGTTCAAACATTGCTGCAGTCTACTTCCCCGGGAAGAACTACAGAAAGGCAAGACGTATGACTACCGAATTTGGTGCACCCAGCGACATGGTTTACACGGACACCCTCCGCGCCGAGGAGTATCGGCGCACCGTCGAACAGGTTGACATCTTCAATGCCGCATCCGCCGGGGCGATTGTCCTCGAGAGCGATCCGGCAAGGCAGATGGCCCTGGGAGGCGACTTCACCGACACCGCCAGATGGAAGCCGGTCGGCTCGATTGTCAGCCACCGCGACAACGACAATCCGGGCAATACCGTGGACATCAAGAAGCTCGAGATGACCGGCGGAAAGCTCGTCAGGCAGACCCTCGGCTGCGGTCCGGTGTCCGTAACGGACATCCAGACCCGCAAGGCCGGGCAGGAGTTCGACATGAACTCGGCGATGGTCAACCTCGGCGCGCAGTTCGCCGACTCGAAGATCCTGGCCATCCGCAACAACCTGCTCGCCGCGGCGGTCGCCGGCGTCTCGAACGTCTCGGAGCATGTGCTGAGCATGGCCCGCGGCAAGACTGCCGGCGCGAAGGTCAACGCATCGTTCGCCAACATCAACACGCTGCTGGCCAAGATGGGCGACGCGCGCGAGGACATCGCCGCGTTCCTGATGCCTTCGGCCGTGTTCGCGGACCTGGTGGGCGATTCGATCTCGAACTACCAGTTCGACCGGGTCGCCGGCGTGACGATCTACCAGGACGTCGTGCAGGCGTTCGGACGGGTGGTGATTGTCGCCGACGTTCCGGCCCTCACCTCGACGCAGACCAGCAACTACTACACCGAGTACGGCCTGGTCGGCCTGGGCGCCGGGGCGCTGCGCGCAACAATTATCCACGACGCGGGCCTCGAGCTTCAGCGTGATATCCTGCGCGAGTCGTCGGTGACGTACGTTCGCGGTGACTTCGGCGTCGAGTACGAGATCTACGGCCTGAAGTGGAATTCCGCGACGGACAATCCGACCGATGCCGAACTGGCGACAGCGGGCAACTGGGCCACCGACTACAACGACCACCGAAGGCTGAAGGTCGTCTACGGCGTGTTTAACGCCTCGGTCTAAGGGCCGACGTCGTTTTTTGACGTTCCCAGGGCATTGGTTTACCGGTTCCGGCCGGCGGCGCGTGCGTTTACCACGCCGCCGGCGGGGCCGGGCCGTGCGACGAAGAACCCCCATACGAGTAATCCAATGGAAGATACCACCCGCGCAGAAGCACAATCAGAATCAAAAACCGTCGAGCCGCAGGCCCCGGCGGCCGAGCAGAATGAATCGATACTCACAGCCCTCCAGACCGAAAACGATGCGCTCAAGGCGCAGCTCGCCGAGGCGACCGACGCCTCGCAGCGGCGAGACGACCAGGATTGCCTTCTGCAGGATGCCCGGACCGAGAACCGGCGCCTGCGCAGACAGCTTGGCGCCGCATCCGTTCGAGATGCGGTCGCCCGGGCGGCCGAACAGGTGGGCATTGCGCCGTCGATGGGACGGATACATGCCCACAGGTTCCGGTGCGATATCGACGCCGAAGGCGAGGTCACGGTTACGCCGGACCCGCTTGAGTACTTCGAGGCCGAACTTCGGCGAGATCCGAGGATGCGCGCCGCGGCGAAGGGTTTCGCCGTCGAGCAGCGTGCGGCGGCAGTGGCGGACGGGGCGGTCGACCTCGACCAGGCCGATCCGGCTGAGCTGCTGGCGGCGCTGGACCGCAGTGTGTCCAGAAAGACCCGCTTCATTGCCCGGCACGGCGTACAGGCCTACCTGGCGCTCTGCGACCGCGTGAGGCGCCGCGATGGGCAGCGTTGACTGCGCCGGGCGAGGCGCAAAGCCCGCCGGCGCTGTGATAGTGGCCAACGGGTCAAGCGTCGATTCGATGCCCGATGAGTTCTGGCGGGCCTGCGGGCGCCGCGGCGTGCTGCTGGTCGGTACGAACAGGGCGCTATGCTTCAAGGCCCTTCGCGGCGTTCGACTCGATGCGATGGTCATCCGCGACACATACCGCGACCTGTGGCACGATCAGCGGTTCGGAGAGACCTATCACCGGGACTTCTGGAAGCCGGCGGACTGCTGGAAAGTCGGACCGTCCGACCGCCGTGTGACGCACTGCGATCAGTTCGTCCGCCAGGCGCCCGGCTGGCAGGACCGGCCGACGCCTGACCGCAACGGCGAACTGGCCGTGATGAAGAACTCGTCGGTGGCGATCATGGCCGCCAACTGGGCGTGGCTGAAGGGCGCCCGCGAGATATACCTTCTGGGCGTGGACTACCACGGGCCGCACGCGGCGATGGTCGAGCCGTACCGCTGCGCTTCTGTCGGATGGGAAGGCAACTACGAGAGGCCCGTTCCCACCGGTATTGAAGAGCAGTTCGCCCGCGCCGCGGTGGCCGTGGAGTCCGCCGGAGGTGTTCTGTGGAACCTGTCGCCCGATTCGCGCCTCGCGGCCGTCAGATACGCCGACTGGCGGGACGTGTTCCACACCGATACCGGCAACCGCCGCCGAAATGGAGATCGACAATGCGAGCAGCGATGATTTGCACGAACGCTTCGTGGACCGACACCCGCCTGCCCATTCGCGCGGTGGTCGCGGGCCTGCAAGGCCTCGGAGTTGAAGTGACGCCCACGGCCCTGGGAGACTGGCCGATCTTCTCGATGCTCCCGGACGTCGCATTCATCTGGAACGGCGTGCACGGGCAGCGCGGGCGGATCGCGGCCGAACTCCGCCAGCGCGGCATCCCGGTGCTGGTGATGGAACGGGGTTTCTTCGATCGCGAAAACCGCACGCAGATAGACCACGCCGGATTCAACCATACCGCCTCGTGGGCGGCGTGCGTGGCGCAGATACCGCCGGTGGCGGGCGTCCGGCGTTTCGATGAGATCAGCGGGACCATCGGCCGGCCCGCGGGCTTTCGGGATCGCCGCGGCGACCGCGGATACATCCTGGTCCTCGGCCAGGTGCCCGCGGATGCGCAACTGCACGATTCGGAGATCCACCATCCCGACTGCCTGGTCAGCGCAATCGAGAACACCGCGCCGCCGGGCATCGAGCTTCGGTTCCGCGGACACCCGCTGGACGGTTGGCGCCCCGGGCAGCCGAATCGGACGAAGACACTGGACGGACCGCTGCACGAGGCGCTCGACGGCGCCCGGTTCGCAATCACGATCAACTCGAACAGCGGCAACGACGCACTGCTGAACGGCTGTCCGGTGCTGTGCCTCGGACCGGCGCTGTACGGTATCGCCGGCGTGGCGGTTCAAACGTCGCTGGCGTCCCTTCAGCGGAACATCGAACTGATGCTGGTCGGCTGGCGGCCGGACGCCGGACGCGTGCTGTCGTACTTCCACTGGCTGGCGGCGAGGCAATGGACCGCCGACGAACTTGCCGGCGGCGGGCCGCTGAGAGGCCCGCTCGCCCAAGCCGGATTGACACTGGAGTAAACCATGAGTTTTGACTACGCATTCGCATACGAAGATCGCAGCTTTCTGCACACGTCCCGATGGTCGCTTTCGGGCATCGACACGCGCGGCGGCGGAAGCACGACCGCCGGGCGGTTATGGCTGCTTGCCGGCCTCGACGCCCAGAGCGTCACCGCCGAACTCTACAAGGGCCCCGATTGCGACGCCGGCGACCTTGTCGCCTCGGGCAGTGCGGATATCTCCGACATCGACGAGGCGGCCGCCCCATGCGCCCTGTCGCAGGAGAACGCCAGCGGTGTTTCCGGACACTTCTGGATCGAGTCCTACACCGCCGACTGCGGATATCCCGTCGAGGTGCTGGTGACTCTCTGCACCGATGAGGACCTGGAAATCGAGTACTGCAGCCTCAGCGACCTGCCGTCGGTTGTCTATTCGGCCGACCATGGGATGGCTCGCTATTGTGCATCGGCGACGGAGAAGGTCCTGCTCCTGGCGGCCGGACTCTACTGGCGCCAACTCGGCGGATTTGGCGCGCCCGAGCACCGATACCACATCGCCGCCAGCCGCCTGATACCCGACTACCGCAGGCTGGCCAATCCCGACCAACTGAAGGCGGCGGCGGTGCACTGGGCGCTGGCCGCGGCGTTTGGGAGCTGTCACGAACTCGGCGCCGAGACCATGTACTCGCAACTGCGCGACTACCACGAGCGCAAGCGGACCCAGGCCGTCGAGGGCTGGGCCCTTACGCTGAACCTGGACCCGGACTACGACGAGGACGCCGATTCACGCAAATCCAGCGCGATGGTGCGCACGACCAGGCTGTAAAGCCGCCGATAACAAGGAGCCTGCGAAATGACGGAAATCACCGTCACCAATACGGACTTCTCCGTCCTGGACGCCGTAAGGACCGCCCTGAGCGACGCCACCATTGGGGGCGAAGCGGTCTTCGCCTCGGTAACCATGAGCACGTCGGTAGACCACGTGCGGGCGGTTCAACTGACCGGGCCCATGCCCAGGGTGATCGTCCTGTACAAGTCGACAGGCGAGGACAGCGGTGTCGACTCTCGGTGCTGCTGCTGGGTATCGATGGAACTGATTCTCGCGACGCGCATCTCGTCCGGCATGGATGCGGCCGGGAGGTTTCAGGAGATCCTTCGCCTCAAGAACGCCGCGATCAACGCGGTCCAGTCGGACCCGCCGACCGACGCCACGGGCGCCGCCGCGGACGGGACGTACCGTCCGGCGATGCGGTGGGGCCCGGCGGATATCGAACTAAGCGAACCGGGCATCGACCCGTGGGTCCTCTGCCGCCTGCCGCTCGAAGCGGCGTTCGAACTGCCCAGCGGCAGTTCACACTGATACGGAGTCAAAACATGCCATCAGTTCACAACCCACAGGACGTCAGCATCGGAAGCACCGACATCAGCGGTGTTGAATCCATCGAATGGCACGAACAGCGCCCCGAGATCGTCTCGCCGGCCGGTGACGGTGAAGTCTACCGCCGCACGGTCGAGTACGGCAGCGCACTGGTCCACGGGCGGATGGTCTTCAGCGACCCGGCCCGGGCGGCCGTAGCCGCCGGTAAGTTTGGAACGCTTACCGCGACGCTTGAAGGCATCGGCGGCGCCGACGGCCGGACGCTGACAATCACCGGCGTAAAGACCGGAGGGTCGCGCAACACCGCCGGGCACAACCGCACCGCGGACTGCGACGTACCGTTTCTGGCCGCCGGCGGTCAAGGCACCGTCGGTCCGGTCACGTTGAGTTGACCGCGCACGCCGCAACCGAGGTGAAACATGGGACCCAAGAGCATCTACATCGAACCGGACGCTCCGGACATCGGCGCCTCGAACGGCGCCGCGGAGTCTACCGCGACCACAATCGTAAACATCACCAACTACTATGCAGGCACTGAGGCCCGCAGGGCCGATACCGACCTCGTTCGAGGCGGAATTGACGACTCAGTGCTCTATTGACCTGCCTGGAACAAAGAATGAGCAATCCAACCTTCGACTCACAGACGCTGTGCGACCGCAGCGCCGTGGAAGTACCTTCAGCGCCGGCGGCAAGGGTCTACACCGAAAACCTGCCCGGCGTGGACGGGGACTTCATACAACTCCACGGAAGCGGCGGACGCAGAATCCACCTCCAGGGTGAACTGACGGCATCAGGCGCCACGCCGTCGGCCGCACACCAGGCGCTCAAGGTCCTCATCAGCCAGCGTCAGCGGCTCGTCGGCGCGGCCGCCACGTACGTCGGGACCGACGGCCAGAGCCATAGTGACTGCGTGCTGATGTCTTACCAGCCCCAGGCCGCCCGAGTCGCGGCCAACGGGCAGGACTACACCGCGTCCGCGGCGATCGCCGCGGAGATATACGAGGCCGCACCGTGAGCTATTCGACCAGCGGAATAACGATTGTCGATGATCGGACCTTCCACGGCGGAAGGCGATTGAGCGTCCTGACCGAACACGGCGACGGCGAAAGAGTCATCCAGTGCTACGTTTCGGGCGCCTTGGCCGCGTGGGCGGCGCCGCGGCAGGGCGGTGTCGAATTCGTGTTGCCCGAATCGGACGGGGCCGACCTGGTCGCGCTCCTGGCCGTCGAGCCCGCCGAGGCGGAAACGAGCTACTGGGACCAGGCGTTTGCATCGGACAGTGCCCATGCCAACCGGATCAGCGTCCGGACCCCGCAACTGTCTCTGGCGTACATGCCGGGCGATGTCTGGTGCGTCTACTGCGACGATGCGGGCCAGCCGGCCGCCGACCGGCTCGAACACACCCAGCCGTTCTTTCCCGGCGGGCGGGCCGCGGGCGGATACGGAATCGGATACGGAGACGCCTACGGCTTTGACGCTTCCGGCGCCAAAGGATACGGATCCAATTTCGGACGCGGCGAATACGGCTTCGACTGCGACATGCTGACGTGGATTTCAGGACCGCTGCCGCCGGGTACGTATCCGGTCAAGGTAGTGGTGACCGACGCCTGCGGTAACGAATCGCTTCCGTGGGAGACGCAGGTGACCCTGGCCGGTTTCGCCCGCCCGGCGGCCGACCTGAGCGTCGGGTCCTACGACCCCGATAACGATCTACTCGAACTTTCTTTCACGCAATCTGAGGATATTTCATAATGTCGAATCCCACCGAGACCCCACTGACAACTGCCGCGGCGGCCGCTCTGAGCGGCACAACCGACAGCGGCACCGGCGCCGCCTACTGCACGATCGGACAGGCCGAATACTACACCGCGGACTATCGCAAAGAAGCGATAAACAACCGGGTATTATCGCTGGCCAACCAGCTTCGCGTCGTCAAGGACGGCGAGATGACATGCGGTGTCTGGTCCGGTTGTTTTCTCGACGGCGCAACGGTCAGGACGTATGCCGGGTCGTCCGATAACGCACTGACCGACGATACGACCAACTACGTCTACCTCGACGCGAGCGGATCGCTGACGATCAACACAACCGGCTGGCCCGAAGCGGCGCACGTGCCGCTGGCGACTATCGACACGGGAACGGCGTCGGCGGCGGGCGTCTCCGGGGCGTACGATCACGTCGATATCACCGACTTCCGCGCCAGGGCGATCTTCCGGCCGGTGGGCGAGAGGGGGACCCGCAGCCTGGAATCACAGACGCTCGACTACGGCGACTTCACCGACAACGGCGATGCGTCCGGGTACATCGACTTCACGACCGGGCAGATACCGGCCGGGGCGGTCGTCACGGGCTTCAAGGCCGTCGTGGCCACCGGATTCACCGGCGACACGACCGCCGTGATCGAGGTCGGCAAGTCGGGCGACACGGATGCGTATTCGGCCGATACCGCACAATCGGTCCTCGGCGCCGGGACCGTGGGCAGCGGGTCGAATGCCGATGCGAATTTCGTCGCCGCCGCGACCACCCCCCGAGTCACAGTCACCGGCGCCGCGGACTTCGGAAACATCTCCGCAGGGTCGATGACAGTCACCGTCTACTACCTGCCGCTGCAGTAATCCGAAACCGCTTGCGGTTTAACAAGCGAAGCGCGGAACGAGGCCGTTCTTCAAAAAGGAACGCACGATGGCAACGCACAAAGGAACATCACTGAGGACCGCCGAGCGGATCGTCGTCCCCGGCGACACGATCACAGACTCGACGCTAATCGCACGCGAGCCGAACACGCCCTGCTTCGTCGGGATAACGGGCCTGGCGTTCGTGCGATGCAAGTTCACCCGCTGCGCGCCGCCCGAAGACGCACAGCAGATCGAATGCACGTCCAACCAGGACCCGCTGCCGCAAGAGTCGCCGCCCGAGCCGCAATACACCGTGGACCGGGCCGAACTGGCGGAGATCGTCGAGGCCGCCCGTGACGGACGCGAGATGGACGTCACGGATTTCTGCAGCCGCCACGGTCTTGAACTGAGAACGCCGCCGAGAACGGGCGTGGAGGACCGCACATAATGGCTACCTACTCACTGGATCCCGAGGCCGCGTATTCCGACAACGACGGGTCGGACCGGACCACCAACGTATTGACCGGTCCGGCGGGTCTGCAGGCGGCGATCCGTGGAACGGGAAACGCCACGGCGCTTGTCGCCGGCGATCTCCTGGAGGTCAAGGCCGGGACGTTCGACCTGTCGCGCCTGGTCTGGCTGGACGTCGATACCGACGTGAGCGGTTGGGGCCTCGGCGACGTCGTCGATACCAACATCGGCAGCCAGGACTGGCAGGGTATAGTCGTTGAGATTTCCTACGGAGGCAACAACGACCAGGTCCTCGTCTGGCTGGATTCCGGGTACACGGAAGATAACGTCGATCTCGCCGACGGTATCTTCAATGTCCACGCACTCGGCGGCGCGGGCGACCCGACGACCGCCGGACTCGACGCCAAGGACACCAAGGGCATCGAGTTCGACAATAACCAGGGGACCGCCGCAAGTCCGATCACGATCCGGGGTAAGAACAACTCCTGGATCGCCGACGGCACGCAGATGGACATCGATGGAAACTCGAAGGCCGATTACTGCATCACCGGCAGCGACACCGACTATATCAATCTCGAAAACGCCGACATCCACCACGCTGCCGGCCACTGCGCGTACGTCGATTCGGTATCCTACTGCTACCGCTGGAATTTCGTCAACGTGACGTGCCGGGACTCGGTCGGCGGTTCGGGCTGGCAAGGCAACGGCTCATCGAAGGCGTGGTCCTGGTGCACGTGGAAGAACTGCAAGGCGTACGGCAACAACTCCTACGGCGTCTACGCGCGGGTCGGGATCTTCGACGGGATGGTCGCCTACAACAACGGGAACACCGGCGTAAGGACGGTTGACTCGGCCTACATGTCCAATTCCGCGATCTACGAAAACGCCGGGACGTACGGCGTACAGCTCGCCGCCGCGTCGGTGATATGGAACAGCGTCATCGACGCCCACGCCAGGTGCGTGGCGTTCAGCGGGACGACGCTCGACATCGTCGGCTGCCGGATCACGGACTTTTCCACCTACGGGATCGACATCGCCGCCGGCCAGGTCCGTGCCTACCACAACTACATCGACGACAACGGCGAGGGCGGGTCCGACTTCAACGGGACGCCGATCACACAGTGGAAGGCGTCGTCCGACACGAACACATACACCGGGACCGTCGGATACATCGACGCCGCCAACGCGACACTCGCCGACCGCGACTACGGCCTGACAAACCAGGCGACCGCACGTCGGCAGGAGGTAACGCTGTGATTGCGGATTGCGGATTCTTTAACAGGATTGCGGATTGGAACGGCGGCGAAACCGCTAGCGGTTTAACAAGCGCAGCGCCGCCGTTGAGGTCCCGCCCATGAGCACGAAAGCCTACATCACCGCGGGTCTTCCATGTCAGGACACGCGGACCCCGGAACCGGCGTCCACGGCGGTATTTGTCACCGCGGGCCTTCCGGCTTGCGAGCTTCCGCACACGGGATATCACCTGTACGCCGCCGGTGGCGGGCTGGACGCCGTGGAATTCACCGCCGGGGCGACTGGGGTCATCCCGGCCGGGGTGTCGTCGGCCCGCCTGGTGGGTTACGGGTTCGCCGCATCGAGCCGCTACACGCTGGTGCTGCGCGCGGTCATCGACGGGGCCGAAACGCCGGACCTGTCATGCCGAACGGAGTTCGAGACGGATGCGGACGGAGACTACCTCGGACAGCGGCCCTGCGGGGTCGAAGCGGTAAGCACGCGTATCCTTTCCGGCGGGCAGGTGGCCGTCTCGTGGACGTACCGAACGCCCGAAGGTCGCACCGCCCCGCATGATTTCGCCGTCTACTACGGCGGCGGCCTGCCGATCGTCACGGGCAGTCCGGCCGAGGTAATCGACTACCTGCGGGACGGCAGGTACTCGTGCACACTGTCTCCGGAGGGGTCGCAAAGTTACTTCTTTGGCGTAACGGCCCGCGGCGCCGGCGGAGTTGAGTCGCGTCCGTCGATTTCCGGTCCGGTTGTCGCCGACAGCACCCCGCCCGTCCAGCCGCCGGTAATCGTGACCCCCGTCTTCTGACCGTCAACACCGGGCATTGCCCGGGAGGAACCCTTTCAGATGAGCCAGATTAGTGCATACGCTTTCAAGGCGACGGATCGCGGTGTGGTCTTCCGCCCGCAGAACTTCCGCCTCTACCGTGCGGCCGTTCTCGCCGAGCGGTCCGGGCGGCCGGGGTGGGGAGTGGAAATTCCCTGCGAATACTGGCGGCCGGCTTCGCTGAAATGGGCCGCCAACGGCGGGATATCCTCCATGCGCCTCAATCGCATCCTCGGCGCAGGGGGCGCCAAGGCCATCGACCGCCCCGAGCACCTGGACGTCTCGGCCGGGGACCGCTTCCGCCTCGTCGAGAGCAGTTCCCGCAACCGCGGCAGCGAGTTGTTCCGCGGCTGCGTCGCACAGGCGACGTTGGCGATCCAGGCCAATCCGGACTTCGAGGGCGCCTCGATAGTGGCCTACGGGCCCGAGATGCTCCTGCGGGCGACCGCGGTGACCGGCGCGTGGTACATGACCCCGGAGATCGACGACGCCGAAATCGCAGGCACCGCCTCGCAGAACGACCGTGTCCGCAGCAACGTGCTAGCGACGAATCTGCCCGCCGTCTTCAACGATGGCGGACGACCCAACGCAAGCGATGCAAACTGGTCCCTGGACGGCGGGGGGCGCAGCGACGCCCACAGTGCGGTCTTCTGTTCGCCCGGCCGGGTTGTGCGCGACGGCGACGGAAACGCCCTTGTCGAGGCCCGCCACTGGGATGCGTATACGGCCGTGCGAAGCATGCTCGAATGGTTCGACAACGGGCGGACGATAAGCCGCACCGCGACGGACTGGGCGGCGATTGAACGGATAGCTTCCGTTCCCATCGGCGAAGTCAACATCACGGGGCTGAACCTCCTGGAGGCGCTTCGGGCTGTGCTGATTCCCGTGGGGCTGGGCTTTGCGGTCGAACCGTGGGCCGGTCCCGATTCGGCCCACCGCCTGCGAGTGTTCCGGCTCCACGGCGGGGCGGGGCGGAGCGGACCGTTTCTGGGCGACCGGGCCGATCCCGCCGCGGCGAGTTCGGCGGCCGCCCAGCGATGCAGCGTCCAGCGCCTGGACTTCACGCGCGACAACCACCGGATCGCCAACGCCGTGCTCGTGGTCGGCGACCGCAAACGCTGCGAAGTGTCGCTCGAGTATTCCGGACCAGGCGGATCCGACCTCCAGCCGTACTGGGAATCGGACGACGACCTGGACGACTACGCCGACAGTGGGGTGGTCTCGTGGCGGAACTGGACTACGCAGGATTATCGGACGTTCTGTGCGAAGTACACGTACGGCCGGACCGGGGCACGCAAGCACGCGTTCCGTTCGTTTGCGTGGAACGAGGACGGTGCGCTGTCGCCCGTACTGCAGGACGTGCCCGACCTAGGAAGCTACGGAATAGACGGCCGCGGCGTTCGCAGGCCCCGCCCGGTCTCCGGGGCGCTCAGCTTCGACGAGGCGGGGCGGACGCTGCCGGCCGTGGTGCAACTGGGGATCACCGGAGACGATGAATCGTGGATCCAGGTCCCCGCGCACATCTGGGCGGACCGCGCGGGCTTCACGCTGACCGCGGCGACACTGCACGACTGGCACCCCTACTCGGGCGACGCGGCAAGGGGGATTCAGTCGGGCGGAAGCAGCTTGTACGACCTCTACCCCAAGTTCCGCAGTTTTGAGCGTAAGTCCTTTATTTGCGTTCAAAATCGGCCAAAGTCTTCACTACATTTCGACTGTCTTGGATTCCATGATTGACAGATTCGAAGGCAGATGCAGCC